GAGCCATAAACGAGGCATGACAGCTCTATTTCCTTCCGCGTGCAACGTCGGAGAAATAGCGAGACGTAAAATACTGGCGCCGTCTTCGTCGTACGTATCAGGGTCGAGTTCGTACAGCTTGCCGCTGAGAAAATCGCCCCCTATGTTTTTGTTGTACGCCACTTCTACTGTACTTATCCGCCACCGCTGAAAGTCACCGCTCTGCCGTTCGTGCCACAGCTGCGTAGACATGTCGTACACCCATGTTGCTTCTGTAAAGTTCAAGGCGTAAAACTTGTGCCCGTTCTGGGTATACGTATACCCGGTCGCGTTTTGCGGCTCAGAATAACTACGTATTTTATACTCGATGGCGTGGGTGGATATGCGCTGCGGGGTGTATTGCTGTGATCGGTAGACAACCATGTCGTCACCCAACCAGAAGATGGTGTTATCATCCTTGACGACGCTCATTTTAGCTAGGCATCCGCGTTCGACAAAAGCCTGTACAGAGCGCTCAAAAGGGAAGTCGGCGTTACCCGAGTTGTACCAGACCTCGATTGAGCGCTCGCCAAAGAGCCACAATTCCAAGTGATCCGCGATGCCAGTAACCAAATCGTCGTTCTCTGCGCTCGCGGTAGCGAAGTCCAGAGCGTCGTAACTATCCGCGTCTAACAACGCAGATATGCCAAAACGCCCGTTCGCCGATGGATCTCCGTAAATGAAATAGCCGTCTAGGTAGGTCACCCATTCAGCCCCGGGAAAGTGCGCGTCTGTGATCTTTGCCAGCGTGGTTCCGTCGTATGTATACCCGTCCGTATCAGAGCGTATGAATAGTTCCTGTGCGGTCGCCAGGTTACTGTTGATTTGGTACTGGCTGCCGGTACCAACCGCGCCTATGAGCGTGCTGGTACCTGACGAATCGACGCTGTACAAGTCGTTGCCGCTAACCACGTACAGCACGCCCGAAGCGGTGTGCATGGCACGGATGGGGCCGTTGCCCACCGTCCCGAACAGTTTAAGCCCGGGGGTACCAATCAAGGTCACAACTTCTTTGGCACCTCCCGGCTGTGCTTCGGCGTAGACGTTTAACACACGTTCCGCCGACACAGATTTGGTGAAGGTTTCTCCTGAGTGTGTGGCGAAGGGTATCTTCATCGCTGCTCCGGGCCGAACATGACCGGTTCGTCTTCGTTGTCCCAATACATGAGGTTCAGTTTATGCTCGTCCGCAAGCGTTTTTAGGTACGCTCGTTCTTGAACAGGTAAACCATATTTCGCACAAATATCGGAAGCCAGCCCCCAACTGAGCGCCTTAAACCATTCGGTAGGTACGTCAGGGTTATCGGTAGCGGCATCGAAATCTTCGATTTTGCGCTCGACGGTCATGTTAAGCATATCACTGACATCGTCCGCAGTCGGCCAGACATACAGCGAGCCATCGCCGTTCTGATCGTAGAAGACCTGTACGACCTTGCCTTGCGTCGTTTTATCAGCCAGTTCCATGTAGTCTTCGCGCGAATGCACGAACACCGGCACTTCATTTCCGGCTTTCGTGCGCCTGCGCGCGGAGAGTACCCTGAGAGGCTTCCCCATTTGCGTGGTGAAGGTAAATATCGTGTTGGCCGAAGCGGCTGCGCCGGCAAGGGCCGTATCGATAGTCACCTGTGTTGAGCTATCCACCGAAGTGATTGTCGTCCACTGGCGCGTCCCGTCGTCCAGTTCGATGCCGATGTTATCGTCGGCGGTCATTCCGGTGGTATCTGTAATCGAGAGTACAGTTTGCGCGGCGGCTTCGGCCGCCGACAAAGTTGTCTCGACGTGAGAAGCAGAGCCCTTGGTGGTACCAAGAGTGTATTTAGTGGTTCCCTTCGTGTGGAACAGCGTTACTTCCTGCTGTTGCCATAGATGGAGCCCGTCTGCTTGCCATGATTTTATGAGTACGTTTAGCGACCGATTACATGCCTTGAGATCGTTACCCGAGGGGGATTCCCCTTCGGCCAGCACCTGACATAACTCCAGTGCTTCGGTGATTACGTCATTGCGTGTGACCGTAAAGTCGGTCGAACCAGAAGTTGCCATTAGAGATCATCTATCGTTACTTCGTTGGTGCTCAGAAACACATCTTCAGGCTCCGGGCGAGCATTCGGAACCACTTGTCGATCTCTGCGGGAGCTTACAAAATCTTGTGGGTGTCGAGGCTCCCAATCTTTTTCACATACTATGAGATTGTCCCAAGTCGAACGTGACTGGGACTTTTTGATCTTGAACCCGCAACGGTCACAGATTACATTCGGATCGCCGTGGCTGTAAAAATCTGCGCGTCCCATGCTATGCCTTTGGCCGCATCCACAGGGTAATCGTGTAGGTGTCGCCTGCGCCGTGACCAACGGTCGAGAATACGATGTCGCCATCTGAGCCTGTGCTTTGAGGGTCGGTCACGCCGCCGGTTTTGGTCCAGTCAATGCATCCGTCGCCGGATAGCGCCGCTACTTCGTCGTTTGTTGTGGCGTTGAACTCGATGACAACATTCATACCGGCTGTGATCGAATAGTCAATCCGGTCGATTGTCGCGTGCGTCGCGGTGTCGCCATTGGCGTTGGTTAGAGTGGAAATATCTACTTTCTGCACCGCGCTTTCGCCGGTATCCACATACTCCCACGTAAAATTCGCGATGTACTCGCGGTTGCCGTTGAGCAGCACTTGTGTGTTAACAGTATCAGCCATTTAAGACCTCTTTCGTCGTGGTAGCCCGCGCGGCACTGCCGCGCGGGCTGTTTCACTAGGCGTCGGTAGACGCCGTGATGTTGGTCTGCATAGAGCTTTCACCATCCAAGTTAACGATGTTGATCGGCTGCATAAACTGCATATCCGCACCAACGAACGCTTCGGTGATGTTGGCCGCGTTATCGTTCAGGCGCGCGTTGATATCTGGCCCGACAAACCCGGTGGTCGTAGCTACCGCCGTGAAAATCACGTCGGCCGCATTCGCGCTTTCGGCAAACCCGGTATGCACTTTTAGCTGCACCGCTGCCGTGGTCACGTTTTCGATGGCTGCGGTTCCGAAGTTACCGTAGATATCGAAGTTACGAACGATGGTGTTATCGCCGCCTACGAGCTGAAGTGCAGATTCGGCTCCAGCCGCAGCAGCACCGCGATGGGTCCAGCCATCGATTAGCATCCGGTCGGCGTTGGCGTCCGCCACGATGAAGTCAGTGGCTTGGCCTGTCACGTCCCGGGTTTCACAGTCGATCATCTTAAAATCAGCCGCGTTCACATCAATCGGGCCGGTGAGGGCGTCGATACCGCCAGTGAACAGGAAGTTACTGATTGTGATGTTGGCTGCGCTTACGTCCATATCCGCGCCTACAGCAGTCGTAAAGTTGACAGTTGGGCGGTTAGAGCCGTTGCCGAGCCCCATGATGGTAATACCCGCAACATCGAGGTCCAGGCCCGCAGCCGCAGTCACAGTCTCGGTGTGACCAGCTTTGACCATGATGATGTCGCCGTTATTAGCGGTGCATCGACCCACAGCGTAGTCAAGAGTGCTGAAGGGACGAACATGCGTACCAGCGTGTCCGTCCGAGCCGGCGCCCGAATCGACCCAAAAAATATTGCCGCCGTAGACGTTAAAAACCGGCATACCGCGAAGGCTGACGCCGTGCGCAAAGCCGTTAGGAAAATTTGAAATGGGCATTTTATACTCCTTCTAATGACCCAAATTGGGTGGCGTTATGCCACTACCATTAGTTCGGAAGTAATGGCCCCGCCGAAGCGGGGCCACACTTATTACGCGCCGGGCGAACCAAACACGCCACGGAAGTCGGTGACGCCGAAGGAATAACGCTCATAGCACTTGGCTTTAGCATTCTCCGTATCGAAATCATTGTCCTGCGTGAACTGTGCAGCAGTACGCTCGTAGCAGATCAAGCCGCGAGGTGCGTTGGTCCGAATAAACCAGGCATCGGTGTCGGTCAGGTAGTGGTTGACTTTAACCCCTTCAGGGATCGAGCCATCCGCGCGCAAGACGTTCACCGCGTTGTTCGCGGTATCGTTCTGAAGTGTCGAGTTCAGAATACGGCCGGCGTCAAACGAGAGAGCCGGGGGTACAATGAGACACTTAGGCATCAGACTGATTTTCAGACCACGGTCGTTTGTGGCGGTCATAATCTGAATAACCAGATCTTCAACAGACGCCTCAGAAAGATCGGAGGCGGTAGCAAGCTTGTTAGACTGACTGCCCGACAGAGTCGGGTGATTGGTCGCTAACAGTTTAGTACCGTCGCCGAAAGTGTAGCTGCCGCTAAACCCGCGATTGTAGACTTGGGCAGCCACGGTCTCTTTGGTTTGACGCATTGAGAACGCATTAGCAGCAGCGCGGCGCTTAGAGACAACCTCGTATTGGCTATCGTCCAGTTCTTCCTTAGTCACGATGTAACCAAGAGAGTAAGCGACGTGCGTATACCGAGACACATAACCTTGTGTCTCCGAATCGTACTGCACGGCGGCACCTTGCGCTTTAGCCGGCGCAAGACCAAACCCGGTCAGTTGGACGTCTTCTTCGTACGCTTGCGTAGAAGTGTCCCGGTCGAACAGCATAGTATGCTCAACCTTGTGTTCGTCGTAGTTACGACCCCACCAGACCTTAACGCCAGGCCAGAGGGCTTTCGGGTGACTACCGGTTGTAATAACAGCCATTATACCCTCCTAAATACCCAGAGCGCCGTGCGCTTCGGTGTGGTTGTTGATCTTAACCAACCATTTGGCGCTCGTGCCAATCTCGTTATCAACGCGATTAACGAGACTTTGAATGGTCAGTTGGTTTGAGGCATCGGCGGCTGGCGCGTCTGACGACGTATCCAGTTCCACACCTGAAAGCCCTGTAATAGTCGAGCCCGCGTGGGTGTAGATAACAACCGCGTTCAACCCGACAGAGGTAGCTGCGAGCGCGGTGCCCCCAGCACTATCGTCCTGAATTTCAAACAGAGCATCCGGGTCGTCGCAGACGTACGCTACGCCTTCGGTCGATGCCGCGCTGTGCTTGTTCTCAAGATTGGTTTTAGTAGGCTCAAAGCCAACAATAACCCCGGTGATAGCGTTACCATCACCAGCAGTTGCCTTGTTGATTTCCGGCAAGGTGCCTGCAGCGAACATCGAGCCGCCGGTTCCTTCTACGCCAGAAGTGTTTGAGGTGCCTGTCTTAATCACCGGATCGCCAATAAACAACGCGGTAGCGTAGCTAGAGGGGATGTAATACGGATTTACAGCGGCGTTAAACCCTGCACCGTTCCGGTGACGTACGAGACGTAGCCCAAAGGGGCTGTCTGTGTTCGCCATATTTTAAGCTCCAAGAGGCGGGAGACAGCCAAGGAGCCTAATGTGTACCGATTTTGATACCGTCTTTAGGCACATATTTGCCGTCTGCTCCGACTTCCCCTTTGATGTTGCCGGTTTTGATCGCCTCGTCCGTGGTGTCGTTTTCACGTTGTTTGACGGCTTGATCTTCATCGTACAACTCTTGGGGGAGTTCCATGAGATAGGCCTGTTGCCCCGTGGTTTTATCCACAGTGCGGTGGACCCTTGTGCCGGTACCCTCTCCGTCAACGTCATCGTCAACAAACGTGTAGCCAGCATCTTGTGCGTCCTGAAGCCGAGTGCCCTGTTCATTCATCCAACGCCTGTGCATCCCTTCTCTCTCGGGGGCAGTCAAACGTGATTTACGAACGCCGAGCGGAACTCGCTTCCGACGCGGTGTCTTTTCTTCGGTCGTAGTCTCTGTTTCCTTGGGGCCGTTCAAAGTAAGAGTTTTCTCAGTCATCCCATTCGTACTCCTTCAAGTACTCATCTCGGGTACACATTTCGCGAGCGACCATGCGGTCGCATGCAGCCTTGGCGGCGCTGGGTAAACTAGCCCAGGTTTTTCCGCTTTTCTTTCTGGGGGGTGCGTTACCGCCCTCGACCTCGCCCGGCGCTCCGCGACGGGGATTCTCGAATTTCTCGGGGTAAGCACGTTTAACCTGCGTTTCTAAGGCTGCAAGTTGATCAGTTAAAGAGGATTGTGGCATAGATACACGTATAGATGCAAATGCTGCGTCGGTAAATGTTGTCATGCCGGGGTCGTTGGAGTACCACGTATGTTTTTCGGTAAACGCGGTAACCTCCGGGGGAATTTCATTTTCCGCCTGCTGCCGTTGAGCCGGCGGCGGCGGAACTTCTAAAGCTTCGATCTTCGACTGCGCGGTGTCGTAGGCATGAACATCGCCTAATTCGACCGCCTGGCGCTGCTGCGCCTCTAATTCAGCTTTAGCTTCTTCGTAGCCGCGCTGGTGCGACCGGGCCATCATGCCTTTCATTTCAGCCATGTCGTTATTGATATTTTTCATGTCCTTGCCCTGCGCGACAAGCTGGGCGTCCTGACGCCGTAAGCGCTCGCGCAAAACAGGTAGCTCCGTCTCGCCACGTTCGATGAACGTATCGGCGTCCACCCAACGGGACTCAGGTCCGTTGTATTCGTCAGCGGGGCGCCAGCCCATGCGGCGGGCGCGTTCTTCGAGTTCTGCGGGCTCGGGAGAAGTGTCCGCAGCTTCTTCCGGTGTTTTTTCTGCGGGCTCTTCCGCCACTTCTTCGTTAACTTCGCTCATTTTCTGCTCCTACGCCAAAACTGCGGCGATATCCGTGTCGTTGCACAGCCGGTATTCTACGTCCTCGACTTTGTGTGTTTGTCCGGCGTACCGCGAAAACAGCACTTTTGCGCCGATTTCAGGAAACGCGCCCTTCCAATCGTCAAAAGCCATGTCGCCCGCAGCAATAAGGATGCCGCGAACTGCCGCCGCGTCTCGGCGATCTTTATGGTCATCAGGGAGAATAATGCCGCCGGGAGTCTTTTTGTCGAGAGTTTCAGGTAAAACCAGAACCTTGCACTCTACCGGTTGGATACCAGACTCATTGATCGTCTTCTTCTTTCTCGTCATCTATTTCTACTCCGTAAAAGAACGCTATTTTCTCGTGGGTTAGCTCGGTAATTTCTTCCAGAGCCAAACAAAACCCTATAGTTTGTTTGTTATTCTCGTCAGCTATTCCTCCTTGCGCCCATTGTTCCATGCGTTGTTGGCGAAGATCGAGCATAAATTGCACGATCTTGTGTGTCGTGGGGTCATTGTGCCACGCCCTTAGCTCTTGCGGCGTCAGCTGCATTACTGAGTTCCTTCATCTTTATTTCTGCGTTGAAGTCTTCGACTGTAGCCTGCAGCATCTGCTGCAGTGCTTGCAGTTGTCGGCCAGGCTCTTCGCCTTCCGCCTTCGCGAGGCTCAATTCAGCCTGCGCCAGCATCTGCCTGACTTTGGCTTCTGCTTCCAGTTCCTTAACCTTGACTTCGCGCTCATGCAATTCAAGCTCTGCGAGTTGCATTTGCTGTTCTGGCGAGGGGCCCTGGTCTTTCGCGAACAGCGTTTCCGGCTGCTCAATCGAAGCCGCTTCCAGTACCCGGGTCATAATCGCCTGCGGGTCCATAAGTGGGTGATCCATAAACGACATCAAAAACTCGGCGCGCCCTAGTTTCTGCGTGTCTGTAACAACGCTCGGGTCGCTTACCGGCTGGACGTCGATGCTGGAGTCTTCGTAATCCTGAAAAGAGATGGCTTCAGGCGTATCGTGAAAATTAAAATACTCTTCCCCGGACAGCCGCAACCGATTGAGCCGGTAGAGCATTTTAAGCTCCTTTTTAAGGCTCCGGTGGATGCGCTTGTATATGCTGGAGAAAACCTTCAACCCTTGCTCTATGAGCGCGAGAGTGGTCGTGGGCGAGGCGTTGGAAGCATCCTGATCGCCGGTTAGTACATCTTTCACCGACGCCACGTCTTTGGCCGCCTCGATCAACAGCCCGAGTAGCTGAAACAGCACAGGCGACGGGCCAGCCGCCTGCAGCGGTACGATGGCCGATTTGATATCGCCGCCGATAGACTGCACCCTTTTGTACTCGCCGGGTTTAAACTGTATAGGCCCTGACTTCAAACGCAGTTCTGCGCCGATAAAGCCGCCGCCCATGGTCTGCAAGGTGCCCGCGTCGAGTAGCTGGTTAATGGTGGTATTGACGACCGAGTTAAGCGGGCCCAATAGAAGGCCAAAGCCGAGGTCGTAGAAGCTGCCATCAGGCGACGGGATAAAAGGATATTTGGTATAGTAGTTAACCGGCTCGATACGTAGAATACGTCCGCTGTTGTCGTGTTCAACCCCTTCCGGGTCGAACCGCGCTACGACCCGCATTACCTGCTTCGTATCCTTGTGGATAGTCACGATGTAAGGTTCTTTGTACCCGTCTTCGTCCATATCCCAATATCTATGCTGCTCAAGGAACACATGTGGTAGATCATCGTCGTCCGCGTGCGGGCCGACGTCGCCGCCCCTCGTGTGGCTCAGAGACGTTGCGCTGGCCTGCCCAAGCTCTCGCTCCAGAAAGAGCCCTGCTCGTTCGCGCTCAACGATTTCATTCGGATACAGCGTATATTCTTCGGTGATGCGCGGCGCGGTAACCAGCGTCTTGGTTAGGTTGTTAACGATTAGACGATCTGGCGGGACTAACTCGGAGACGTTCCTTTTCAGACGAGTATCGTAATACACCTTCCTGAACACGAGTCCCAGGATGGGCAGCATGTGCAAAAGCTTATCCGTGCCGTCTTCCCATTCCTCCATCTGCTCCGTCAACTGATAGGACATATGGCGGCTAATACGATCCGCCCGAGCTTGTTTCGACCCGGCCGGCACCTGTTGTTGTCCTGTCTGAGGATCGGGCTCGCTACCCTGATCCTGGCCGAAAACTTTGGCTTTTACGACGTTACGCCCGTCAACAATGGCCGGATACGCGCGCGCAGCGAACTGCAGCGCGGCCGTGGTTAACAAGGGATATTTGATATTTGCGGCGTTGGGCCACGGAAAACTCTTGGTTTTCGTTATCTGCATAGCTAACTCAAGCGCGGCAGCCATTTTTTCTTTCCACGGCGCGCGCGACTCATCATCGATCTCGTACTCTTCAAAGACCTTAGAGCCCATCTTCTCCAGCGTGGCATCGTCAAGGTAGACGGCTACGTTAGGGAGGTCGATATACTGCCGTACGTCAACGGGCTCGTCCGTAGATTCCGCCTCTTCCGGCACGCTTTCATAATTCTGTTCAATAGCCACTTGCTAAGTCCCTTCCGTACCTGTCGTCAAAATAATCTTCTTCGTCTTCGTACATTACCGTATCTGGTACCGAAGCCCCGGTACGGAACGCATCCGCGCCGTGCGACGCCCAGTTGTGCAGCGGTTTGTCCTTCCACCGCCCCAACTTGTCGTTCCACTCTTTTTTGTACGAATCGAGGCACTTAATCCCTCGATCACACTTCTCGGCGTCAAACCAGCAGGTTGACAGAATGCCGCGAACTGATTCGATCCCATCGGCCACACCGCCCATGGGTGCCACACTGAAGTCAATGCCAAGCTTATGCGCAGCGTCAAGGCGGCTCATGCCAGAACCTATCTCGCGAACCACGATATCGTGGGGCGCGATGTGCAGATCATAGCTATAGCCTTTTTCCTTCAAAACCGTTGCATAGTGCGGCAGCCCTTCGCCAGACGCCTCGTAATAGTCGATAACCCGGACTTGCGGGCCATGCCGTTGAATGAACCAGATCGCCATGCTGTCGCGCATCCCCAAGTCCCACCACGTTTCTACGCGCAGCGCAGGCGTGTAAGGCACCTTTGTGATGCGCCCTTCGTCGCGCGCATGAGCCATCTGTTTGCTGTAGTACGCGCCGTCAATACCGGCCTGGAACGCCTCGTCAGGATGGCTCGGAAACTCCCGGCGCATATCGTCGCCCTGGGAGATCAGCTTTTTCGCGTACCACGCCTGCTGACCCTCTGTAAGCTCGATGCCGAAAGCCCCGAGACTGTTGAAATACAGCTTATTCGGCTGGGTTATCAACACCCCTTCGGGGTCAATCGTGTAATCGGGGTGCTCCCACCAGGGATAAAAATGAAACTTGAAATCAAGCGCGGTCAGTTTCGCGCCTTCCCGTTTCAGGTTCATCGCGGCTTGGCACATGTCGTAGAAGTCGCCTTCTTGCCCTTCTGCCGTACTTTCCACAAAAATGATTTGGCCCGCATGTACCGTGTTAAACGCGCCAGTACGGATTTCTCGCGCTCTCTCCGGGTCTTTCGCGCATATCTTCCCGTATTCCGATACGTGTAAGATGTTGAACGTGCTTGACCGTAGAGAAACTCCCACGCGGAGGCTGGAATTGTTGCCGAGGACCAACTCCGTCGTGTTCGATTTCGCGAGAGGCACTGCGTCTTTGATTGTTTGGGGGAGGTTGTCATAAGGAAATTTCACCTTATCCGCGAAGAACGCCGTAGCCGCCTCTGCTGTCTGCGCTATGATTCCTGCTTTGGTGTTGCTGTTGAACACACAGGCATCTAGCATGTAAATCTGGATAAACGTCGTGAAACCCAGCTGCCTAGCTTTCAGAATGACGTTCATGTAGCTCATGTTCTGCAACAGGTCCATTTGCGTCGCATTCGGTGCAAACTTCACCTTTTGCCCATACTGATCGATGATCCAGTACAGGTTACACAATCTCCACGTTCGATCAGCGAAATTTTCGGTGATTTCGTCGGTCAATGCACGGTCCCTTCCGTGTCCATTTCATACCTGATAGGCGAGTTGGCTACCTGCTCTGCCATCGTGGCCGTCAGCCCCTTATCGCTCCACATAATTGTAAAAATGTGAACGGCCAGCGTGAGGTCTTCCGCCGTTATATTCTCGGGCGTGGTCTGCATAAACGCCATGAGTTGCTTGTCTGGTACGTTTTCCATGGCCGCTACACCCAAAACATACCCGAGATGCGTCAAATCGCCATTCTCGTCCGTTAACGGGTATGAGTTGCCTTTAGAGGTCATATCACGGCATCTACGGTGAAGCTCACTGCGTCCGCGATCAGGCTCTTCGGATCGGCGTCGTCGTAGGTCAGTTGCGCCTGCCACGCGCCGGCCTGATCGAGCAGGCCGCTCTCGATGGTGTAGTCTACGTACTCACTCGCGGCAAGCACGCCTAGCGTGGGGTCAGTTACACCGGCGCCCACAACAATGCCGTCTGCGGTGACTTTGGACACGGTACTCTCGTCAGGCTTTACGAACTTGATCGTGATCTCGGTTTCGCTCGCCATGTTGTAACCGGTAGAATAGCGGAATAACCGCCCGTATTCGCCGACTTTCAGATTTGTATTGGCCATCTATCTGGCCCTTTTCCGTTTGGCGGGTGCAGCCTTACGCTTGCGCAAATCGCCAATAGGTTTCTTCTTGTGAACGTGGGGTTTGCTGTCGAACGACGCCGACCGCTTCGCCGCTGCCGCCTCTGCTGCTTTAGAGTTCGAGAAAGACTTTCCGCCGAGCGCTTTGCGCTTTCCGGTGTTGTACAGCCGCACGGCTTCCTTCCTGTTCTGCTTGCCGCCGACCATGCTGGATAAGTTAACCCACTTACCCTCTTTGTTTTTTACCGTGATGCTGTTTTCATGCCCCATTGGTGTCCTCGGGAAAATAAGAGTTTATGAAATCGTCGTCCAGCTCAATGCCGAGCGCCGTGGCGGTAGAATAACGGAATAACCGCCCGTATTCGCCGACTTTCAGATTTACATTGGCCATCTAATTCTCCGTATCAGAGGGCGACACCGGCGCGTCCTCACATAGCTCCGTGAGCAGCGCCAAAAACGCCTTTGCACTCTCCACAAACACCTGTTCGCCGTTTAGCACCGCGTATGCGGGGAACATGTCGCCCAACCCTTCTCGCCGCGTCATTTCCGCTACGTCCGCCGCAGCTTGTTTCTCTCTGAAATCAGCTAAACTGACAACATCACCCATGTGTACGCCTCCATATGCGCCATCGTAGCAGTAAAAGGAGCCGTTTACCTAATTTAGCCATGGTAACTCCTGAACAAACGGCTAGCGGCCTCCTGCGACGGAGCTTCCGCTACGTGTGTGGGGTGCGCGGGTCGGGCGCGGGCGGCCGACGCCGACTGATTTGCGCGATAGCGCGCGCCAGACGTTTGCGTGGGCTCGTACCCCACGCGGGCCATCAGCTCACTGTTGCGCTTGTCGTAGAAATTACGATTGCCGTCCCGGTCGGTCCAATGCACGTCGCCCATCTGTGCGTACGCTTCGTCCCAATCCGGCCGGTTTTTCGATAGCGCCTTAAAAATTTTAGTTTTTTTCGCGTCGGGCCCCATGCGGAAAGCAAGATCTGTGAGTACGAGCTGAATGCCCTCGCCTCGATCCTCTAGCCCCATATCACGGACGTTCTGCTCGATATCGGCGCGTAGTATATACTCCGCTTCCTCGACACTGAGCCCGTTACGCCAGGGGATGCCGTGGATTTTGCCGGATTCCAGCTCGTGATCTTGAATTTTGTGCCCGTGGCCGACGTTCTGGCCGGGCTCGGGGGCTTGGACTACGGGGAAACGGCCGGAGGCGTCGGGCTTGTAGCCTTCCTGCTGTCGGATGAAGTCTGCTGTTGCGTTGCTGCGATCCGGGCGCCTGATGCGGTTAATGCGGGCACTCCGCTCTGCGGCGGCTTTCTCCGCCTCTGGTCTTGTCCGCCACGCTCCTAGCGGGGGATTCAAGCCTGCGCGAAATAAATCCATTGCTTCAGCTTGGGTGTGGCGCCTGCCGTTTACTATCGAAGCGAAATTTAGCCATCTATCGCCTACTTTCTCCGTAAACGAGCTTTCTGTGGAGGTACTGCCATCAGGGTTGCGGATAAAAGGACGGGTGACATCGATTGGCGTTTCGCCGTACCCGGATATCGAATAATCTGGTGTCTCGTCAGTCATGGTGTGCCTTTGAGTTGTCTCCTACGCTGCCCAAGCCTTGACGCAAGAAGCGGAGAAGGAGGCCCATGACAGCCCGCTTGGCCCGCGTGTTTTTATTTATAGGCGTTTTTAGCACAAAAAATTTTTTTAATCAAAAAATAGGGGTATGAGTTCGATGGATTTAAAGGAACCCGTAACCCCTTCCGGCAATTTTTAGGTAAAAATAGCTCAGATTTCAAAGTTGGGGCCCTATATAGATGGAACGCCGGCATTTAAAAACCCGGGAAGGGGGGTCGGCAAGGGCGGCCAGACACAAGCCTGCAGTCTTGCCTGCAGTCTTGCCTGCAGTCTTGCCTGCAGTCTTGCCTGCAGCCTGGCCTGCAGCCTGGCCTGCAGCCTGGCCTGCAGCCTGGCCTGCAGCCTGCGCCTGGCTTTGGCCTAAATCCACCGAGCCCGAACATCAATCACCGATAGAAATTCCTTGGCCCCCAGAAGACGACGACGCCGCTTTAAAATAATCACACTATTATGTGTTTTTTTATTTGCTAAAATCACATAATAGTGTATTTTTCTCTCTGCGGCCCACATAAGGATGGGCTAAACGGAGAAAAAATCATGGGTATCACAGACGAAAGTTTGAGTCTCGAATCTCTCACCAACGATCAAGCCGCCCACAAGGCCATCATGGCTGCTCATAGCGTTTTGCTCGGGCTGATCGAGACCGCCAACAATTACGATTGCACCCGGTACGAGGACGCTGTTGGCGAGCTTCGCGATCTGGGCAGCGACCTTGAGCATCAGGGTGATATGATTGACGATGAGCGTGACTTGGCGCAGTACGAGTTCGACAGCGCCAACCGTCGTGCGCGGAGATGAATTTTCTGCAAGAATAGGCAAGCTAAATTGTAAGACCAACGGCATGGGCAATGGAGCCCGGTTTTAGAAAAGGGTGGAAATTATGACATCACTAAATTACGAATTAGGCGAGTTAGGTTTGTTGTTAACAAGCTCAGACGGCGAGCATGTTGGTGACATTTTGACGATAAGTGAACGCGGCAGAGCCACAGAATATGTTATTGACATAATACCTAGGCAAGGGCGCGGCTGGCGGTCAAGAAGCTACAGGTCATTGGAAGCAGCAAAATATCGCGCTCTTTCCGAATATATTGAAATGGTGGACAAAGAAGTCGGTCAATAAAGGGAATCAGATCATGAACTACACAACAGAAATAGAAGTTGGTGACCGGATTAGATTCACCTCACCATGCCGCGACGGTCGCCCCAACGTATGGCGCGTAGTCACCGGGTTTTGGAAAGTGTTTAATGCCGATGGGTGCACGGTTGCGTACGTCGAGCCAACTGTGCGGTATCACGGTTGTGGCAATTTCATAGTACATTGGAACGAAATCGATGAGCATGAGACTGTATAGATAATGGTGGAAATTATGCATATTTGGGAAGAATGCGGAATTGATGGAACAATGGGAAGCATTAAAGCCCACGATCAAACAATTTCCGCACCCGAACAAGTTTTTTGCGGAGCAAGGGAAAACATATTTGGATTATCAGGAATTTGCGCTTCGCAGTTGCGGGACTAGCGGCACAATCCGCAACCTGAAAAAAATATGTGCGGTGAATTGGCAAGCTAAATTGTAAGACCAGCGGCAAGGGCATAAGGCCCAGCCAGCTTTAGGAGCAATATCATGGAAAACACACCCATCCACATCGACGAATTACTGGACGGCGGCGAGGAAGCCGTGCGGCAGAATGTCATCTTTTCCCTCGGCAAACCGTCTAAGGGTAAGTGGCACGGGGGCCTGTACATCAAGTGGCGGAATAAGAAAAATCGGGCGATCAACGCATTCGGCGAAACTAAGAAATCCGTTGCCGATAGTCTTCTTATCCAAGCGCGCCGGGAAGCTGAGTGGAAATATAAACGGTGACCCCCGCCGAATTTAAAACCGTTCGCGAAAGCCTCAACTTGTCGGCGAAAGACGTGGCTGACAGGTTGGGGCTCAAGTCCGACCGCACCATCCGGTTTTGGGAGTCTGGTGGGCGGGGCATACCGGATGACGCCGCCGAGTTGCTGATCGATATGGACACGGTCGTCGAGCACGCGATCCTGCACGCGGTCGAGGCCGTCGAAGAAACTATCGCCGAGATCGGGCAACCACCCGCAAAGCCTGTCACCATTTCTCGATATGTGAGCGACGAGCAATTCGCGCGGCTTGACCCAGAAAGCTTTAGCCTGCGCCATACGTAATGTAGAAATTTACTTGCAAACCACATAGCAACGTGATTATGATCCTGGCATGTCCACAATCGACGAATTAATCAACAGGGTTCGGGAATTTGCCACAGAGCGAAAATGGCGTCCGGCCAAGTTGGCCACAGAGGCGGGCCTGCACGCCAATACACTGCGGTCCATGTGGGACGATGGTTGGAGCCCCAACGCGGCGACACTTCGCAAGTTGGAAGAGATTATGCTTCCGGATAACGATCAGGAGGACGCGGCATGAACACCCCCCTCATTTTGTTCGCGATGGCGCTGCTGGCAGCCTTCGGGCTCGGCATGTGGTGCCAGCACCTTTTGCCGCATACGGATAGGCGACGAAAATTTTCTAGATATTAGGTGCAATGTTGCAGCTATACGCGCAGGCTTTAAGCTCTAAGCGGGGGGCTTAAGGCTAGCGGCCGGCGGCGCCGAGCTGCCCGGGGTAACGTCTATGATGGGCGGTGCATCGATGCCACGTGTTTGCCCGTCTATCTCTTTGAGTAGGTCAGTCAAAGCCGTGACAGTGTGCTCTACTTTCTCGGTTAAGAGCCCGTTAACCTTGGCTTTTCCCATACTAGCGGATACGGCGGCGGCCGGCTGATCAAGGCTTAAGGCTAAAAGCCTGGCGTCTTCAAGCTCCCGGCTGATGGTTTCGCGGCTAACGCCTATTCTCACGGCGTTTCTGGCTTGAATCTCAGTGATTCGGGCTTTCACGTCGTCGCGTTTCGTCATGCGATGGGCGTTTTGTCGATTGGGGCTATATCCTGCTTCGGCGTATGCTTCCACAAGATCACCACCATTTGCCACCATTTGGGCGAACATTTCGAGCTTTGGTTTTAGCGGCGCGTCAATTTCCATTCGGTGAAAATATCACGCGAGGCCGGCCGCGGTCAAATCGGCGCCGGCGTAGTCGCCCGGCCGGCGGGCACAAAAAAGCCCGGGCCGCTTGGACCCGGGCTCGGTTGGCGCGTCCTTTTACGCGGCTTTTGCGGGGTTTTCGATAGCCTGATACTTGGTTCCCAAGATCAAGTCGGCCGCTTTTTGGGCGGCGCTGGCGGCTTTAAAAATCGCTTTTTTGTCTTCGCGCAACACTTTCAACCATGATCGCAAATATTCGGCGTGATCTGGGCGGGGCTCGCCTGATATTTGGCAAGCGCCGCAAGTCATGGCGGCCGATAGTTCAGCGATTAATTCCTCAAAGGCATAGGCATCGTCGCCGAACGTGGCGCCAAATTGGCGGTCTAACCGGCTTTTATGTCCTGTAGAATGCGCCATCTCATGCAATAAAACGGCGTAGTATCCTTCGGTCGTTTTGAATTGCTCGGCGGCTGGCATGGTCACTTGATCATTGCCGCGGTGATAATAAGCGCGGTTATTGTGGCCAGTCGTCAAGCTCGGACCCTTTTGCATGTAATCAGCAAGCAGGGCGTCAACGTGCTTTTGGGGAGTCACACCGTCCGGCAATTTGACCGGCTCGCGTGCAGAGTCGATAACATCCTGAACGGGCCCGGTCACTTTCTCGGCCGGGAAAACCGTGTGGAACTTGGGGAACATAAAAGGGCGGATAGTTGGGTCATCCGGCCGGACGGTCACCCATGCGACCACATTAGTGCCCCAAAGCCCGGCCGGCACATCGTCTGGGCGTTTTTTGACCGAGCACCCAACGGATTTCCAAGCTTTAAATGTGCCGTATACCTGGCTGGCGCTATCATCCGCGTAAAGCAGGGGTACATTGATGCCCCGATACCGCCGGCCGATTGTGGAAACGGGTCCGCGCCCTCCGAAACGGTCTACCCAGGGCTTAGACCATCCTTTTTTGATGCTCTTTTCTAGCTGCAAAATGATTTTATTGGTGACTGTTTGGTAAACGTCTTTTCTGTTTTTAGTCATTCTTTGGTTTCCTTCGTTGTACATAGGTAGAAAGTAAACTATTACCATGCACCTTGCAAGCAAAAAAATACCCGGGCCGTGGGGCCCGGGCAAGTTTATCAAGGGCGGCGGCCGTTAGGCAATTTTCGCGGCGGCCGCTGCTCGAAGGCTGATAAGTTCAACGCGATAATCCGCTAACATGTGACGCGCGCGGTCTACTACATCACTCGCGCTGTTAACTGTGTCTAAGTCGCCGGCGACGGCGGCAATG